CGGTCGCCGCCCTCCGGCCAGCCGTAGAGGATCGGCTCGTACTGGCGCTGGTAGTCGGCGCGGCCCAGCGTGAAGGTGTTCTTGGCCCAGATGATAAAGGTCGACCAGTGGCCGCCGGCAGCCCGGAAGGCTGATTGCAGGGTGTCCAGTTCGCTGGAGGACATCGCCACGTAGATGCCGCCCGGGCAGTGCGCCAAGGACGGCGTCAGCGCCGCCAGCAGAAAATCGTAGAAGCCCTCACCGAGATTGTCGTTGAGGATCGCCCGATTCTTGCCGCGCATCTTGTCCTTGGCGCTGTTGGCGTAGTTCACGTTGTAGGGCGGGTCGGTGAAAACCATCCCGGCCAATTCGTCGCCCAGCACCGTGGCGTAGGCATCGGCATCGGTGGCATCGCCGCAGAGCACACGATGCTCGCCGCAGATCCAGACGTCGCCCGGTCGGGACACCGGAGTCTCCGATACCTCGGGGGCAGCGTCCTCGTCGGTCTGACCCTCGGTGGTCGTCTCGCCGCCGGCCAGCAGGTCGGCCAAGGCATCGGCGTCGAAGCCGGTCAGAGTCAGATCGAAGTCATCATCCTGCAGGGCCACCAACTCCACCTGCAGCATCGCCTCGTCCCAGCCTGCGTTCTCGGCGATCCGGTTGTCCGCGATCACCAGCGCTCGGCACTGGGTTGGGGTCAGGTGGTCGAGCACCACGACCGGCACCGTTTCGATGCCGAGCTTCTGGGCGGCGGCCAGTCGGCCATGCCCGGCAACGATCACGCCGTCGCTACCGGCGAGAATGGGATTGGTGAAACCGAACTCAGCAATCGACGCAGCGATCTGCGCCACCTGCGTATCGGAATGGGTGCGCGCGTTTCTGGCGTAGGGCACAAGCTTGGCTGTCGGCCACTGCTCGATCTTGTCGGCGAGCCAGGAGATACTCATGCCTGCGCTCCCAATCGTTCGGCAGCGACCTCATCGAAGGTCTGCCCGGTGGCCGCCAAGGTCACCGGCACGTCGGGAAAGTTCTGCTGGAAGCGCTTGACCACCACATCGACGTACTCCGGTGCAATCTCAGTCGCCCGGGCCACTCGCCCGGAACGCTGGGCTGCGAGGATGGCGGTGCCCGAACCGCAGAACGGTTCGAACACGATCTCGCCCTCGTCGGTGTAGGACTCCAGCACGAACTCGGGCAGCGCCACCGGAAACACGGCCGGGTGATCGATGTCCTGACCGATCTTGCCCTTGTGCCGCATGATGCGAACCACCGAGTCGGGAATGCGGAAGTCCTGGGTGACCGTGCCGACGTGGTTCCACGCTGTCTTGCTGCCGTCCTTGTTGCGCATGCCCCCGGCACTGGTGCCGTCGCCGCGCAGATGAGTGTCGCGCCCGGCGTAGATACAGGGCACGATCTTGTTCGGGCGACGCGCCTCACTGTCCTTCCGGTTGAAGTGGAAGACGAATTCGAAGGCTGGCGCGAGCCGACCGTTCCAGTCGCCAGGCAGCCCCGGCCCCTGGTCCCAGACGTACCACGCGAAGCGCCGCCAGCCCTGGGTACGCATCCAGTCGAGCCAGGCATCCCAGTACGGAATGACCTCCTGCTCGCGGTGGATCAGCCCGAGATTGACCAGCACCTGGCCGGTCTGGGCCATCGGCAGCTGGGCAAAGACGCCGCGCATCAGGGCATCCCAATCGATGATGGTGTTCGTGTAGTCGCGCTGGTTGCCGTAGGGCGGTGAGGTGAAGCAGAGCGCCGCCTGCTCGCCAGCCATCAGAGCCGCGACCACCTCGGCATCGGCGGCATCGCCGCAGATGACGCGATGCGCGCCCAGCTGCCAGACATCGCCGGGCCGAGAGATGGGTGTTGCCGGAGCGTCCGGGACATCGTCCGCCGCATCAGGCTCGTCGCTCTCCTGCTCGTCGCCGACTTCGTCACCAACCGCTATATCGGTGGCGAGTAGTTCCTCGATCTCGGCATCGTCGAAGCCGGTGAGCGCGAGGTCGTACCCGGCCTCGGACAGCTCGGCCAGTTCCAGCGCCAGCATTGCATCGTCCCACCCGGCGTCGAGCGCCAGTCGGTTGTCGGAAATCACGTAGGCGCGCTTCTGTGTGGGCGACAGGTGAGCCAGTTCGATCACCGGCACCTCGGTCAGCTCCAATTTGCGCGCGGCTGCCAGCCGACCGTGGCCGGCGATGATGCCGTTCTCGCCGTCCACCAGGATCGGATTCGTCCAGCCGTACTCGACGATGCTGGAGGCGATCTTGGCCACCTGCTCGTCAGTGTGCGTTCTCGGATTCCGGGCGTAGGGGATCAGCGTCTCGACCTTGCGGTACTCGACGTTGAGCATATTCAGTTCGGGTTTCCAAAAAAGGTGCGGCCCGGACGGGTGAAAGGAGGAAAGCCCCGTCACGGGCCGCGAGGGTCGCTGCTGCGGTAGAAACTAAAAGGCCCGCGCAGTGGCGGGCCGGTCGGACTGGGGTGCAAACCTGCAAACCCTGCAAACCTCGGTTTGCAGTTTGACGCTAGCGAAATGCCGCGCTCGCGCCCCCCGCATGGGATTTTTGGAAGGAAGGACCCCTCTTGATTCGAGAGAGCTTCACTGCCCGCACCGCTGTCCAGATCATAGCGGCCATCCTACCCAAAAGCCTGCCTAGATGTTGCACGCCCTAAAAGCGCTCATTGCCGCTGATTGCCTACCTTGCACGCTCATTACAGCTAATACACGTCAAAACACTACCGCGCGGCAAGTCGGTTCGTTGAGCCGGTCGGCAACCACCTGCAGTGCCCGCTGCCACCGCCGCCAAGCGGTCGTGCGGTCGCAACCGAAGCGGTGACAGATGTCCTTCCAGTCGCGTTGCTTGGCACGCATCCAGATCAGGTGACGCTGTTCCTCCTCAAGCCACTGCACCCAACGCATCGCTTCAAGCATCCGGTCGATGGCCTCGGGGGTGGGTGACAGTGGCCGGTACTCGTAATCCCTGTCCGTGAAGCCTTCCCACTCCTTGCGTGCGAAGGCTGGCCACACATTGAAGTAGCCCTGCACTCTGACCGGGGGCAGTCGCCGTCCCGTCTCGGCCGCCTCGGAGAAGCGTGCGGCCACGTCGTCCATCGTCCATTCAGCCATGACGTTTCCCTCCGTACAGACGTTCGCCGATCCGGCGCACGAACTCCCGCTCGACGAAATCAAGACGGTCGTCCTGCTCCGACACCACCAGGATGTGCTGATCGCGCCAGCCGGTTTGCTTGATGGCTTCCAGGTCGGTGGTCTGAGGTTGCAGGCGGCCGAGGGGGCAACGATATTGCTGTGCCGGTATCTTCACGTCACACCTCCTGCGTCTCGATGGCCCAATGCAGAAGCGCCAGGGCATCAGCTTCGTTGTCATCGGTCGGGGCGTGGCCACGCTCGCGGACGGACGCGATCATTTCGTCCTTGCCCGTATTGCCCTTGCCGGTCGCATGCTTCTTGATCGTGCCGACCGGTACGCCCTGGTAAGGGATGTTGTGATGCTCGCACCACGCGGTCAGATGGCCCATGAAGCCGCCGTAAGCGTGCGCGGCATCCACGCCTGCGTGGCGTCGTACCTCTTCGAAGTACACCGCGCTGATAAACTGGCTGGCCGACAGTAGTTCGTTGAGCCAGCGTTTGAATCTGAGGAAGCGCATCCCGCCTCCCTCGAACCGCTGCGGCTTGAAGCATTCCGTGCCGCTGATGATGCTGCCGTCCAGGTGGTGCAACGCCCACCCGGTGTGCGTGCCCAGATCGAGGGCCAGGATCGTCGTGTTCACGTGTTCAGTCCTTTTTTGTTTTGGTCTGACGCATCCGACACGTTTTGTCGAAACATTCCATGAGGCGCGCACGCGCACGCGTATAGAGAGTTACGAGAAACCGTGTCAGATGCGTCAGACGAATGGTTTTGCATGAGCGTCAGTTATCGGCGTAGGGGGTGTAGGCGGGCGCGGGCGGGTTCCTGAGGCCGATGCCCCGGAATCCTCGAAGCCCCATGCCGTTACGCCACTTCTCCAGCCCGCGGGTGAGCAGCAGGTCGGCAAATCGCTTCTGCGATCCGACGAACTCCCCAGTGGCCTCTGCCCACTGCTTCCAGTCGGTGAACAGTTCAGCGGTCAGCGATTTGGCGTTGGGCTCGCGCACACAGCGCTCCTCCAACCAGCGGCCCAGCGCATCCTCAGCTTCGAAATACTCCTCGGTTGCTTCCACCACCCGCTGGGGAGGATCGAGCCGCCCCAGGTGTTGCCAGGCGAGGCAGCCCTGAACCGCCCACGCCAGGATGCCGTCACGCTCGGCCAGCAATTTCTGCTGGAGATGCTTGTCGCGGCGCTCGGGCGGCACGGTAATCGTGAACGGGATCAAGTGCAGTCGCCGCTTCATCGCCTCGTCAATGTTGCGAATGGCCGGCTTGTGGTTGCCCGCCACGAACAACTTGAACTGCGGGAAGAACTCGAAGAAGTCCTGCCGCATGAAACGTGCGGAAATCTTGTCGCCCCCGGTCAGGTTCTTGACCTTCGATTCGGCCCAGCGTCGCCCCTGCTCGGTTTCGATGGCCGCCACGAAACGCGCGCCGCGCAACCCGGCCATATCGGTCGGATGCCGGTCGGTCCGCGTCTCCATGAATGTGTCCATCGGCGCGTTGGTCGCGTAGTCACCGAGGATAGTGGCCAATGTGTTCACGAACACCGACTTGCCGTTCGCGCCCGTGCCGTACAGGAAAAACAGCGCGTGCTCTCGCGTCGAGCCGGTGAGTGCGTAACCGACCATTCGCTGCAAGTAGCTCTGCAACTCCGTGTCGCCACCGGTCACCTCGTCGAGGAACTGACGCCAGATCGGGCAGTCTCCCCCGGGCGTGGCCGTGGTGATCTTGGTCATTCGGTCGGCGCGGTCGTGCGGGCGCTGGCGTCCAGTCTTAAGGTCGACCACGCCGCCCGGGGTGTTGAGCAGCCAAGGATCGGCGTCCCACTCTTCGGTGGTGGCGGCGTGCCGGCGATCCGCCCGCGCCAGCCGTTCCACACCGCCGACCGTGCTCGAGCTGGCGAGCTTCGCCGCCACCTTGGGATTCTCGGCACGGACGGCAGCATGCCGGCAAACGCTACGGATCAGATCGGTAGCGGCCAGCGTGTCCTCGGTGCGCCAGCGATTGCCATCCCACACCAGCCAGCGGCCCCAGGGCGCAACGTAACGCCAGTCGCGGTGGTAGCGCCGGGTGAAGGCCAGTGCCAGCGCATCCTCTGTGCCCCACACCGATTCGTCGCTGCTGGCGACCGGCTCGGCATCCACGGTGATGTCGTGCATTTGCAGGCGCGGGCCATGGGCAAGGAAGGCTGCGACGTCGAAACCCTCGGCGATGGCGTCCGCCGCATCCCATCCCTCAGCTGCTTCCTCCGGCGGGTACAGGATGTGGCAGGACTTGGCTCCGGCCGATAGGATGGCCTGTGCCGCCTGTGTCGCGTAGTCCCAGCCCGGCTTGTCGCGGTCAGGCCAGATCAGCACGGACTTGCCGGCCAGGGGTGACCAGTCGGTTTTCTCCACCGGGGCATTCGCACCGTGCATCGCCGTCGTGGCAGTGACGCCCGCATCGATGAGCGCCTGCGCGCATTTCTCGCCCTCGACCAGCACAACCTGACTGGCCGAGGCCAGACCCGGCTGGTTGTAAAGCGGACGCGGCTCGGGTGGAGCCATCTTGCGTCGCTTGGCGTCCCACGGGCGGAATTCCTTCTTGCGCCCGGGTGGGTCGTAGCGGTAGACCACCGCAATCAGCTTGCCGGTGGCATCGTGGTAATCCCACTTCGCGGTGGCTGGGCCGAGGTCGTCGACCGGGGCTTCCTTCTTGGCCTTGCGCACTGGTGCCGACCGGGCTCGGCCAAGCAGATCGGCGGACTGTTCCAGCACCCGCTGGAAGTCGGCGTGGACGTCGATGCCGTAGTGGCCGCCGATCAGCGCGAAGATATCGCCGCCGTCGCCAGTGGCGCGATCCGTCCACAAACCGGCCTTCTCACCGTCGAGAACCACCTCGAGGCTGTCACCCGGGCTGCCGAGAACGTCGCCGATCAGGAATTTGCCCCGGCGTTTCTTGCCGGCCGGGAACGACGCAACAAGCACGGCATCGAGATTCGCGAGTACTGCGGCGCGGATTTCCTCGCGCTCGGCATCCAGGTTGCGTTCGGCCGGTGCGGAGATGTCGTTGTAATCGATCATTCCCCCCCCTCTGCCTCGGGTTGCTGGCGGTGCTGCGCTGACCACTCCTCCAGCTCGGACAGGCGGAAGCGAATCGTCCGCCCAATCCGGTAGAACGGGATCTTGCGGGCCTCTCGGCTCCCGGGTTTTGTGAAGTAGTAGAGCGGTAGGTTCAGGGCACCGGCGGCATGCCGAGCATCGACCATCGGCTCGACGACCGGCGGTTGGGGAAGGGGGTGCTTCATTGTTGTGTCCTCCAGCAGCGGTCTTGCCAGGCGCACATCCGGCACTCGAAATGGCTCTGCTCCGCGAAGGAGCGCGGCAGCAGTTCGCCGGCATCAGTGGCGGTGATCACCTTCGCCGCCCGATCCGACATGCGCTGGGCCAGGGCTGCATCAAAGGGCACGAGTTCGGCGTAGATCTCCATCGTGTCGGCAGTTACCGCCGTGAAGAATGCCGGGTGCTCGTGCAGTTCGAGATAGGCTTGGTAGAGGGCGACCTGGGCGGCATATACGGGCTTGGCCACGGCGAGCCGGTTTTTCTCCAAGTCGCGCCACGACTTGCCGCCCAGGCATTTGTTCTCCCACAGGCAGGGATAGCCGAAGCCTTCCGGCCCGCCGACGATGACGCCATCGACGTGACCCTGGAGCCGACCGTCAGCCACCGAGAAGCCGAACTGCTCACCGTTGCGGTCCCGAGTGCGCAGATCGAAGCCGGCGTTGCGTAGCCACGCGACCATGCTGTCCTCGATAGCATGGCCGCGTTCGAAGATGCGCAACATCCGGCCTTCCGTCTCGCGGCCATAGTCGACCTGCGCCTGGGCGTACTCGTACTGCAGGGCGCGCTCACAGGCGACGCCCAGCCTCGATGCACCGAGGTAGGTGCGCGCCTCCTCCGTGGCTCGAACCCCCTGCATGCCAGCGTCGATCAGCGCGGTGAGACGGCCGGAAAAGGATGACGTTGAATTGAAATCCATCATGGCGTCGTCGTCTCCCACGGCAGGTCGTCCTTGAGATCCGCGAACGGATCGCTGACGGGTGCAGAGATTCCGCGCATCGGCGGAAACTTGGATTCCTCGTGGGCAACCACCATCGCTTCCGTGTAGCAGGTGACAATGGCGTCGATCACCCGCAGCGCCTCGGCCTCCGAGTAAGCCCCGAGGGGCTTCTCGAAGCCGATCTCGCCGGCCGCCTCGCCGAAGGCCTTGAGGCACTTCCGCATGGAGGCGATTTCCAGATCAGACGGATCGATCATAGCGACCTCCCTGCCGAACTGACGTGCGTCGACCCAGTTGCCGTACAGCTTGTGGAACGCATCCTGGCAGCGGCGGCTGCAGAACACCCAGTCGAGCGGATAGCGCCGGGGGTCGGCGATCTTGAAGCGGCCATCCGTGTGGCCGGGCCCCCGGGCCTGTCGTTTGCAGACCCAGCATTTCACGCCACCTCCCTGTGCCGAATGCGATCCTCGACAGGCCGACGTCCTTCGACCAGTCCGTCACCGTCGACGTGGAAGGTCGTGCTCGGGTGGGCACACCGCTGGCACGCGATCATGTTTCGCTGATACTCCGCAGAGCAGTCGGTGCAATAGCTGCTGCCGCCCGGATGGCTGCGCCGTGCGGCCTCCACCCATAGCTCATATTGGCGGCGCGTATCGAAGCACCGTGGAAACGGTTTTCTCATGGTGCCCTCCTACTGAGCCCAGGCGGGTTTGCCGGAGGGGCCCGGCCGCTGCGGCGCGTGGTAGGCCGGGTTGCTCGGCGCACCGGAAGTCGGTGCCGCAGGCGCGCTCGCCGGGGAAACCCGCGGGGCCGCGCCCATCAGGCCGGCATAGTCTTTGTGGTCGGGTTCGACGGCGATCTTGACCACGTTGCGGTCTTCGCCCTTGGCGTCCTTCTCGACGTCGACCCGGGCCAGAAACTCGATGCCGTCCAGTTCGTGGAAGCCCTGAATGCGGCGGGCTGCCGCCGCCTGCGGGGAGTTGTCCTGGGGATGGACGTTGCGCGCCGAGTTGAGGATGGCACGGATCAGGCTGCGGCCCATGGCCTGCCACGTCGGCCCCTTGTTGGAGTGCAGGCCGATGTTCGACCACATCTTGCGCTTGGCATATTGGCCTTCGAGGACGACGAACTCGCAGGCGAGATAGACCGAACCGGTGTCGAAACTCTCGGTGGCGTAACCGCCCGTCCAGCCCTGCGCCGGATCGTCGTGGCCACCGGGCTTGACGGTCATGCGCACGCGGACGAGCGTGCCCTTGGGGATCAGGTCGAATCCGCCTTGCTGCGCGTCGGCATCGTTGTAATCGAAATGTGCATTGGTGTTCATGTCGGTACTCCTTGAATTCAGTGGTCAGGCCTGCGGCGTGTCGCCGAGGCATTTCTGGATGAGCTTGCCGAGATGCGGCTCCTCGACCGCGTCGAGGCAGCCGCTTCGGTCCTTGCTCGGGTAGCCGTAGGGGTTGTCGGCGCGGGTGACGAAGCCTCGGTAGCTGCTGCCGTCTTCGGCCTTGAGGATGGCGAGCGTCACGACTTCGTCCAAAACACCGGGAAGCTCCAGCGCGGTCTTGCTGCCCTCCAACTGCAGCTGGTAGTAGCGCCGGTTGAAGTCGTCCGTTTTTTCTTCGAGGATGGCGACGTAGATGACGTGCTTGTCGCGGACGTGCTGCAGGTGGGTGAGCGCCGTGATCATTTCCTGGCCGAGCAGGCCATAGGCCCCGCGGGTGTCAGGCTTGCCGTTCTTCTCCGAGTACGCCTGCGGTTGCGTCTTGCACCAAGCGAAGCACAGGCGCGAGAGGACGGTCAGCGAATCGACGAAATAGAACTCGTACTTCGCCAGCTGCGCCGGGTCGCCGTACTTGTCGCAGACGTGCCGGTAGTGAGCCTCGGAGAAGGCCTGCTCCGGGGCGGCGGTGGGCAGCGGGCCGGCGAGGAACACCACGAGGTCGCGGAATTCGCCCCAGGTGCGCGGCCGCACGGTGTCGGCCGGGCAGTCCTTCACCGACAGGTCGCCGGCCTCGAGGTCGACGAACAGGGTCTTGTCGGGCGGCAAGGTCTTGAGCTGTGTGGTCTTCCCCACGCCGGGGAAGCCCACCAGCCCGACCTTGGCGCTGTGCCGTTCGCGCATCCGTTCTTCGGCCGAGATGATGGGCAGAGCCATTACGCGGCCTCCTTCAGGAGATCGGCCACTTCAGGCTTCCAGAGAATCTGGTAGCCGGAGTGCCCGTTGCGCGAGTACGGCAAGGCTTCGCCCCAAGCTTGGCCGGCCTCGGTCAGTTCCCACTCGTCACGGTCGTTGCGATGCTGGAAACCCAGGGCCGAGAGGCGCAGGTTGACCGTCCGGGCCGACAGGCCGATCTGCTCGCCCAGCTTGGTGGGGTTCACCGCTGCCAGCGGATCGTTGCAGGCCGGCAGCGCCCGACGCATGGTTTCGACCGACAGGCCGGTGTTCTCATGGATGCAGGTCAGCGCGGCCGCCATCGCGACACCGGGTCTCACGCCCGGTACCTTGGCCACGGCCTCGCCGATCAGCAGGATGGCGGTGACGCGATCCTGGGTGGGGGCCGGCAGCGCAGCGACGGAACCCGGAGCGGCGTAGATGCCGGTCTTGCGGATCGCCGGCAGCACTTCGCGGGTCACCCAGCGCTTGAAGCGCTTGGCCGCGTCCTTGGTGCTGCCGAGGATCAGGGCATAGAGCCCCGACTCGTTGACGTGGTTGGCGCGCTGCGGGCGGCCTAGGCTGTCGATGACCTCCATTTTCTGGAGGTCATCGGCATCGACATGCGACTTGATGGCCTGGGAGGGATTGCCCAGTTCCAGCGCCTCGCAGACATCGTTGGCGTTGAACCACGGCTGCCCGGTGTCATCCAGGCTGACGCGAAGGGCGTGGGTTTCGAACTCGAAGGGGATGATGTTGGGCATGTCAGATTCCTTCATTGATGAGGGCGAGGCGGAACGCGGCCTTGCCGGGCTTGACCGTGCGGGCGGCGGCAAACTGCTCCTTCAGCGCCGGCGGCCAGTTGTTGAAGCGGGATTCGGATACCGACAGTTCGACGTCCATGTAGTCCTGGAGGCGCTCGCCGGCGGCGACGATGCGTTCGGCGATTTCCGCCAGGCGCGGTTGGTCCCACGAGACGCGCTTGGGCAACTCGTAGGTCACGCGCAGTGAGCCGTCGGAGAGATGCGTGACGCCGAAGTCGCGGCCGGAATCCACCAGAGCTGCGCGCCCCTGCTCGCCGTAGCGCTGTTCCAAGGCGGCGGCCATGCGTTCTCGGGCCTGCTTGACCTGGCTCTGCATTTCGTTGAGCAGGATGTCGAGTTCCTGCAGGTGCCCGTGCGGCAGAGCGACCATCTGGCTCACGGACAGATCGGGCAGACCGGCGGCAATAGTCATGATTTCGTTCATGGCCGCCTCCTCACGCGAATGCCCGCTCGGAAGTCGAGCGATACAGGACGCGTTGTTCCCAATCCAGGACGCCGCCCTGGCCGTCGAGCGGATACCCGACCTTCTTGGAGAATTTTGCGAACAGAGGGCCCCGGCCAAGTCCGCGCCATCTCTGAAGCGTCTTGGGGGAAAGCCCCCATCGGTTGGCGAGCTCAAGCTCGCTCAGGAAGCGCCGGTCGGCGGATGCCGTGGGCGCGGGGAGGGTTTTCGATGTCACCGTCTGATCCTTTCTGAAGTTGATCGGCGACACGAATACTGAAGCGCACTTCCGGGCTATCCGGCGGGATTCCCGGCGGGAAATCCGCAGATTGCGGTTACGGCACTCCAGAAAGACGATGCCCCGCGCGTGGCGGGGCATCGTGGTAGGTTGGAGGGCTTTGGAAAGTAGATCAGCCTCCAATAGTTCGGTTATGCATAGAGTCTTTCGTGTGCGCGAGCATCCACCTCGAACGGCGCATTGTTGTAGCCCACCGTAACGATCTGCTGCAGATATGCCGGCAGGAAGGCCGCGATAGAACCAGCATGTTCATACTGGTAGACGTGCCGAAACTCATGGGACAGCAGCCTGATGCTCCCGTGGCCGTGACAAACATAGACGCCGTAGCCAAGCGTCAGGCCGACCATGCCGGGGCCGAGGAGCCCAGTAGCCAATGCTGCCTGGCTAAGCTCCGGATCGTCGGGCAGTAGAAGACGTGGGATTTCAGCGACGCGAATACGTTCCGGGCGCTGTACGCCAACACTGGCTGCCAAGGAGAGCAGGCTGTCATTCAAGGGCAATCCCACCTGTGCGATATGGGCGTGCTGAGCTTCAGCCCATGAAATCGCCTTCGGAACGAGTACGGGCAAGGCTGCACGGAGATCGATAGACATAAGAAGGCTCCTCAGATCGATGTGTGGCGAAGCCAGTAAAACCCGAAATCGTCCCAATCGGCGACACGACTGAAACCTTCCATCTGGCGCGGTTTGTGGCGGAACAACTCCACCGGGTTTTTCTGCGATGAGTCGATGTCCTCCATGATCGAATCCTTGTGGCACTTCCGTCCCTTTGCAGCATGGAGGTATGCGAGCACGGCCGACTGCAATGCGCTGAACTCGTATTCCTCGCCGTTCATCACCGCCAGCCGGTACTTGTCATAGAACACGGGACTCGCGTCGTGCTGTCGCAGATGCGCAGGCTTGAGACACCAGGCCCATCGCTCATCGTCGAGTTCCAACTTGCCGCTGCGGAAATGGACGATCTCGGCCAGATGGACATAGGGCAGCGAGATGTCGCTCACCATCGCCACCGACTTCGACGTCGTCGCAATGATCACAGCGTTGTCGCGCTCGACCTTTTCAGCCAGGGCATCACGGAACGCCCGGTGTGTCGCGTGGTCGGCCAGCCGTCGCGCCAGCAGGATGCGGCGCGAGCGCCGCCCTTCCTTGCAATCACCCACTTTCCACAGCGTTCTGGGCACAAGTTCTTCTGATGCCTGCCTGGACGCGACTCCAAATGCCACGCGCAGCCGCCCGAGCAACCACTCCGGGTCGGCCGCCCACGTCTTCAGGGCCGAATTCGTGATGACAACGTATCCGCATTCCGTGCACAGCCCCTGGAGGCCGCCACCGATTTTCCGAGGTTCGACGTCGTGCTCGCCACAGGACGGGCACATGACTACCGGCACGTCCTCTGCGCATTTGAGGGCATCGCAGTCCTGCAACACCCGGAAGGCGTCTCGGTCGGCGGGGTCGAGAACATCCTCGACAATCCGCCCGCCTGATGCCTCCAAGGTGCTGATCAGAAGCGCCAGTGCCCGGGGCGCAACCGGCCTCATTGCTTGGCCGCCTCCGCAGGCGCCGGCTGCTCGGTCTTGGGCGCCTCCACCAAGCCCCATTCCACCAGCAGCGGCTCGATCAGGCGGCGCTCCGCTTCGGTGAACTTGTGCAGATTGGCCTGTCCCTTGCGATTGAAACGCAACGGGAGCGTTTTCTTCTTCTCGCCGCCGCGCCCCTCCTCGGGGTAGAACGGCAGTTCGATCAGCGCGCCAACGATCTGCCACTGCCGCTTCAGGGGCCGGTCGGCAGGGTACGCCGCCTCAAGCAGCTTTTCCACCGAGGCGCGGTTGCCCCGCCCCATGACTTCAAAGGTGCTGCGCAGGCCGGATTCCATTTCGAGGACGGCGATGCTCTTGAGCCGGGGCTGCTCGATGCCGATGGATTCGCGGTCGAAGATATCAACTCCCTCCAGCAGCGAATCGAGGCGGTACGTCTGGCGAGCGATGCGCTTGGCGCTCCCCTTCTTCTTGAGTCCGTGCTCAGTGAAGGCATCCACCAGGACATTCTGCGCGTCGGCCCCGCCGGGGGCGACGGTTTCAGTACGGCCCGTCGCCAAGTGATAGTTGAGCACCAGCGTGCGGGCAAGGATCAGGGGCCCGCGCCGAAGATCGCCGTGCTCCCACCTGGCGCGGTTGCAAGCGTGGTCGGAGAGGTCGATGACCAGCAGGATGCCGCCCTCGATGTGCCGGGGCACCACGTATGGCTTGTGGTGGCGGCCGTAGCCGAAGCGCTTGAGATAGAAGGCAGCGACGGCAGCCGAGATGGCGCTCTGCGACGCCTCGTCGAGTTGCAGGCCTGGGCAGGCCGGCAGCGTCCACCGCTGCGACGAATCCCGCGCCAGACCCTCGTCGAACAGCCGGGCAACGATGGCCTCGTTGAACTTGGCCGCGCTGTTCACGTAGAGCCACAGCGCCCGCTCCTCCGGCGATTCGAGATGCTGGAAGGCTGCGGCGATCTTGGGATCGGTACCGCACACGCTCATCATCTGACGCGAGCCAGCGCCGTCGGCGAGCTGGGCCACCTGCTCGATGGCCGCGATGAGGTCGTCCCGTACAGCCGTATCGGAGTGGGCCTCGATGGCGTCGGCAAGGGCCGCCGCTACGGCCGGCTCATCGGCCGACCAGTCCACAGCATTTTTGGCGTCGAAAACGTGTTCAGCCAAGAACTCCCGCATCAGGTCGGTATTGACTGGGAGATTGCGCAGAAAACCGCGAAAGTTGGTAATCATCGGTAATGCTCCTGTTTCTTACGCCAAGTAGCGTCGCCAACGGCCTCCCAAATTCCATAGTCGTCGCGGCGGGTTCCAAGCGGGTTCATGAAGTGAGCACCCTTGAAGCCGCAATTCGTGAGACTGCGATACTACGAAAGAGAACTCAAGCGGAATTCTACGCCCGGCCGCACGCTTGTCAACTATGATCTACTCGCAAGTTCTCTATCGTGGTATTCTGCGACCATTCGGCAACATCGGAGTACAGGAGATGAGGAAGTGAGCACCCCGTTCGGCAACCGAGTACGCAGGTTGCGCCAGGAGAAGGGGATGACGATGGAGCAACTGGGCCAGGCGGTCGGCGTGTCCAAGAGCTACATCTGGGAACTCGAAAACAAGCCAGCGCAGCGCACCTCGGCGAACGTCATCAACAATCTCGCCAAGGCCCTCGACGTGACCCCGGCAGATTTGATGGGCGAGGCGCCGCCGGAGCCCCTCGGTGATGAGGCCAATCCCGAAGACGTCGCGTTCTTCCGCAACTACATGGGCATGGACACGGAGGATCGGGAAACCTACCGCAAGATGCTGGAGTTCTTCAGGAAGCAGAAAGAGAAGTGAGCCAGAACAAGAAGCAGCGGGACATGACCGGTGCCAAGGCGGCCATGAAAATCTCTCACTGGATTGAGCCGTGGGGGGATGCGCGCTTCCCGGTCGATGTGGATCTCATGGCCAAGAACTGCCATACGACCTATGACCGCGACGATCCGATCACGCAGATCCACGGTGCGCCGTGGAAAGGTGTCGATGGGTTCCTGCAACGGAACCCGGATAACGCCAAGGAGTGGTGGCTCACATACAGCACCAACGTCAGGCCGGAGCGCCAACGCTTCACCAAGGCCCATGAGCTCGGTCACTACATCCTGCACAGTCAGAGGCAGGACGAGTTCCGCTGCGGGCCTGACGTCATCATCGAGAAGGACACCGGCGAGCCCGACATCGAGGCTCAGGCCAACCAGTTCGCGAGCTACCTACTGATGCCGGCGAACCACGTTCGCCCCCGGATCGAGAAAGTGCAGATCACCCTCGATCTCATCAGCGATCTCGCCGGTTTCTACGGCGTTTCCTTCGAGGCCATGTGCATTCGCGTCGTCGAGATCACAGGCGAGCGCGCGGTGCTGGTCTACTGGGACAACGGCATGATGCGGCGGTGGTCCCGCAGCGGGCCGGCGAAGGAGCAACGGCTCTGGATCGAGGATCCGAAGGATCGGCCGCTGGAGCCATTCCCCGGAACCGTGGCGGCCGACACATCCGTGCGTCAATGCTCGGAGGGAGAGATCGTGCCGGCCAACCTGTGGTTCAAGAATGCCCCGGAGGGCGAGATGCTACGCGAGATGAAGCACACGTCCGACACCTTCGAGCGCGTGCTGTCGCTGCTGATCGTTCCCAAGTTCGAGCCGCGTTGGGCGCGGGACTGGGACGACCACACCTATGATACCTTCGACCGATTCATCGAGCGCGGCCAGCTTCCCGTCCGGTGAGGCAAGAGGATGCCATGAAGAGCTTCCGGGATTACCTAGCTGAGCAGGCGATTGAATACCTTGTCGTTCAGCTTCCCGGATGTGATCTCACCCCCGATGTTCAGAGGGTCTTGCTTAACGAAGGTCGCTGGGCGCCAGCAGGAACCAAAGACTGGATGCTTCGCGTTGACGCCGAGAACCCCTCAATAAAAGGGCAGCGTCACGTTCACATTGCCAGAGAGAAGTACGTGAACACCAAGAACATGCAAGCTGCGTGGAATCAAGATGCCACTCGCCACGACAAGGCGTCGTTCAACGACAAGGTCGGCTCGCAGGCCGCTGTTCAGGATATTGCGCGCAAGGCGCTGGGTCTTGGCGACGATGTAGTCCTTGAGGCCATGACTCAAAGCGCGCATCTTCTGCTCGAATCAACTGACAGTATTGCATCCAATGCGCCTGTAACGCCTTACTACCTGCGAGCTCGTATCCCGTGAGCATCGACGCTAACGATAATCGTCACCGTTGATCTGCTCGACCGAGGCATTGTGAATAAGGCTAATGATGCCCTCGGAGATTTCCTCGACCTTCTCCTCAGGCACGTTCAGCGCCTCGCATAGCCGATTCATGGCACCGAAGTGGCGCACCAGCGCCCGTTCCATCTGATCGAGGTCGATAGAGGCTACACCCGGTATGACCTCAATGGTGTCGCACAGGCAACTTTCCAGCAGTTTGATCGAGTCGTCCGCCTGGGAGAGGAAAAAGAACCAGTAGGGCCACTGCTGGTCGATGGACTTGATGAAGACTCGCACCTCCGGAACCTCGAAGATTTCGCGGGGGTCGTCGTTGTACCCGTCCACCACTAGGCTGATCCGACCGCAGTAGTCGAGGGCCGCATTAGGAGTGGCGGTCAGGCCCCGCAGAAATTCCAGCGGTTCGGCGATATCGCACGATTCCACCTGTCGGCGCGAGAACATCAGAAAAGCCGGCTCGGCGATTCCGGGACGTAGGCGCTGGTTCATGCCGGTTCTACCAGCGTCGGGGAATCGATACGGGCTGAGCTGACTGCGCGGCTCACCGGGTAGGCGAACATGCCTGCCGCATCGGCGGGCCGAAGGAATGCTCTCAACGCTTCCGCATTGGTGTTGGCGGGATCCAGCCAGGCGCCGTACTCGTCGGGGGACAAGATAACAGGCATCCTGTCGTGGATCGGCATCATCAATGAATTGGCATCGGTCGTGATGATGCAGAACGAGTGGATTTCCTCTCCCTCGGGCGATACCCATCGCTCGGTGAGCCCCGCGAATCCGAACAGATCATTCTCATCCCGGGGGCGGACAAAGTACGGTTGCTTCACCGTGCGGCCGTCCTCCTGAACGGCCTTCCACTCATAAAACCCGCTGGCCGGCACAATGCATCGCCAGCGGCGAAACGCTGCGCAAAATGCAGGCTTGTCAGCAACCGTTTCCGCGCGGGCATTGTTGAGCTTAGCGCCCATGGCGGCATCCTTTGCCCACCCAGGTATCAACCCCCAGCGGTAAAGGCTCCCCACCCTATGGCCGCCTGGCCCGGGGCGAACGATCAGCACCTTCGTCGTCGGCGCAATGTTGTAGCGCGGACCGAAGTCGAATCCCTCGTCGAGATCAAATTGCTCGCGAAGCCGGCTCCGCGGGCCGTAGAGCGCATACCGACCGCACATCTCAATGCACCTTGGGCGCAACCTCCCGCAGCCTGCGCCACAGGGCTTCGATGATCATGCCAGAGGCGTCGTCAGGGTGTCGCACGGCGGTGGATTCCAGCAACGCACGGTTTCCCGACCACAGCCCCAAGTTGTTCCGAATCCACATCCCCAGGCCGAAATGCAATGTGATCAGGTCATCCTGCGACATCGCGGCAATCTTGGACTTCTCGTCATCTGGCAGCAAACCAAGCAGCACGCCGACGGCTTGATCCACGGTTTCCGGCCATTCCTTCTTGTTGCTCATTGCTTCGCCCTTCGCCAATCCCACGGCGGCGTTGGCTGTCCGTCTGACCATAGGCCGGCGCGACGGGATCGCGCATCCTGCTCGGCGGACTCGTACCGCTGCGTATCTCCCGGGGACTGCTCACTTGCGTATTTCCGGTACCACCAGGCAAGGCCAACGGTCAGTTGCGCGAGGCCGGCGTCAAGCGACTTCGGACATCCGACCGAGTGGCATGCCGGATGGGCCACCAGCACCTTGCCGACGATTCGTTGGTAGCGGTCCCGCTTCTTCCATTCCACGTCTACATCTTTGCCGAACACGAGCTTTGACAAGGACTCCTTCGACCGTTGGCCGAACGGCTGTGCCTTCTCGGGGGCATCGATGCCGGCGACCCGAATCTTGTGCTGTTCGCGATCGGCATCCAGCACGGTGATCGTGTCGCCGTCCGACACGCCCACGACGGTTCCGCTCAGTGTCTCGGCGCGGACTGTGATGCTTGCCACCAGCATCAGGAGCAACAGCAGATTTCTCACCTGAATTTTCTTCTCTCCTACTCCTTGTTACTCCAAAACTGGCTACTCCGACCAACTTGCAGTCATATTATCCCTGACGGTCTGAACCAAGTGAATGGATACCGAAATGACTGTCGAACTCCCTCCCCCCGAATTGCTGTCGCCGCGCGAGCGTGCCCGCGAGGCCGTATCTATCCTGGCCCTAGCCATTGCACGCCTCGATTCCACCCGCCGGCGAGAGAGCGATATTCCGCTTGGCTTCTCGGCACCCGAGCGCCTTCATACAACCCCGTCTCAATGAGGAGTTTGATGATGAAGGTACCGACCCAAGAACAAACGGTGGCGGCCCGCGTTGCCGCCCTGCCGAAACTTCCGATGAAGGAATTATGGGCGCTGTGGGATAAGTATTTCGCACGCCGCCCGCCGCACCACAACCGTGGCTACGTCGAAGGGCGCGTTGCCTACAAGATGCAGGAGGAAACCTTCGGCGGCCTCAAGCCGCAAGTGCGCCAGCAACTCATCCGCATCGGCGAGGCGCAGTCGAAGACGAAGACGCGAAAAACGAACGACGTCCGCATCGTGCCGGGCACGGTGCTTGTGCGCGAGTTCGACAATCGCGAGCACCGGGTCACGGCCCTGGCCGACGGCGGCTTCGACTATGAGGGTCGCCGCTTCAAGAGTCTGTCGGCGGCTGCCCGGCACATCACCGGTACGCAGTGGTCGGGCCCGGTGTTCTTCGGCCTCATCAAAACGGAAAGGGGAGCGAAATGAACACCGTGGTGACCAAGAAACGCTGCGCGGTCTACACCCGCGTTTCGACTGACGAGCGGCTCGACCAGTCGTTCAATTCCCTGGATGCGCAGCGGGAAGCCGGCCAAGCCTATATTGCCAGCCAACGCGCCGAGGGCTGGCTGCCAGTGGCCAATGACTACGACGACGGCGGTTACTCCGGCGGCAACATGGAGCGGCCGGCACTGAAGCGCCTCATGAACGACATCATCGCCGACCAGGTCGACATCGTGGTCGTCTACAAGATTGACCGCCTGACGCGCAGCCTGACCGACTTCGCAAGGCTGATCGAGGTTTTCGAGCGCCACAAGGTTTCATTCGTGTCGGTCACCCAGCAGTTCAACACCACGACGTCGATGGGGCGGCTGATGCTGAACATCCTGCTCTCCTTTGCCCAGTTCGAGCGCGAGGTCACCGGGGAACGCATACGCGACAAGATCGCTGCGTCGAAGCGTAAGGGGATCTGGATGGGCGGTTACACGCCGCTCGGTTACGAGGTCAAGGAGCGCAAGCTCGCCGTGGTGGAAAAGGACGCCGAGATCGTGCGGCGGATATTCGAGCGCTTCGCGCAGTCGCAGTCGGTCACCGAACTCTCCCGCGAGTTGGTGTGCGAGGGGCTCACGACCAAGCCGGTGCGACTCAAAAATGGCGGCACCCGCAACGGTACGCCGATGGACAAGAAGTACCTCTCCAAGATGCTGAGGAACCCGATTTACGTCGGCGAGATCTGCCACAAGGGGACGACCTACGCCGGCCAGCACGAGCCCATCATCACCCGCCAACTGTGGGACCGCGTGCAGGCGATCCTGGCCGAGGATGCGAACGCGCGCATGGGGCGGACGCAGACCCGGCACAAGACCGATGCCCTGTTGCGTGGCCTGCTCTATGACGCCAACGGGGTGAAGTACCACATCACCTTCTCGACCAAGCCTTCCGGCAAGCGCTATCGCTATTACATGCCCAAAGCGGATGCCCAATACGGCTACCGGACGAGTGCCACCGGGCTCATCCCCGCCGACCAGATCGAGGAGGTCGTGGTCAATCTCTTGATCTCTGCCCTGCAGTGCCCCGAGTCGGTGCAGGCGGTTTGGAACAACGTCCGGGCACAGCACCCCGAGATAGATGAACCGACGGTAGTACTAGCCATGCGGCGACTGGGAGACGTCTGGAAACAGTTGTTCCCTGAGGAGCAGGTACGCCTAGTGAACCTGCTCATTGAGCGCGTCCAGTTGCTCTCCGACGGTATCGACATCGTCTGGCGCGAGGTGGGTTGGAAGGAACTGGCGGGAGAACTTGTCCCCGACACCATTGGTGGAGAGATGTTAGGAATGGAGGAAATGGCGTGAATCGAACCAGCAAGAAGCTGCTTCCGGCAGGGCGGCCGCACGAGCGCCGCCACCCACTTCAGGACGGCGGGGTGAAGATCACCACGTTCGTGCCTTTGCAATTCAGGAAGCGGGGCATCAAGAAAGTGGTCGTTGGGCCGGATGGTGTGGATGATCCGGTGGCAATCAACGCCTCGGCTGTCGCAATGCCTCCTACTCAAGACCATACGCTGCTCAAGGCGCTTGCCTTGGCGCACTACTGGGACAAGCAGATCGACGACGGCGTAGTAGCAGACGCGAGTGAGATCGCGCGGCGGGAGCAGATGGAGGTAACGCGGGTCAGGGAGGTCTTGCGGCTAGTGATTCTCGACCCTCAAATCACCCAGGCAATTCTTGAGGGCAGGCAACCTCGAACCCTGTCGCTTGAGTCCTTGGTACGTCAAAGTCTGCCTCTGGACTGGGAAGCACAACGGAAGCTGGTGGTCGAGCTTGGGTGCTGATTATGCTGTGTCGCCCTCGCCCGAGCGTGTTCCCGTTCAGACTAGATGCCGGAAAACCGCGTCAATTGGCGGGGTCGTGCGAAGGTCGCCCTTCGCAGAAACAGAGAACGGAGAGCGCAGAGAGTGGGAAAACTGGTGGAATTGGAGGGGCGGGGCCGCTGCCGCCCTTCGCACAAAACCCCGAAGCCGCGCCAGGACTGGCGCTCCGGGGAGATGTGAAAAAGGCCAGAGCATTGTCTGGCCTTGGAAAAGTGGTGGAGCGGAGGAGGATCGAACTCCCGACCTTCGCATTGCGAACGCGACGCTCTCCCAGCTGAGCTACCGCCCCGAAACGAG